GGCACAGCTTGGGTGTCCGCATAGGAGGACACAATGCCAAGAAGTAAATCTGGCTCAGCAAATGGTGGTGTAATAGGAGTCTCTAACAAATCTTCTTTTGGAAAAGATAAAATTACATCTAAAACATCTTCAGGAGATATTACATTACAATCAGGAACAACTGAAATTACAGCAGTAATAGTTGCAGGTGGCGGAGGTGGTGGTAAGAAAGCATCAGGTGGTGGTGGCGGTGGTGGTTTAAGAAATATTCCAATAGCAACAACAGCTGGTTCTACAATACCAATAACAGTTGGCGGAGGAGGTGCAGGTGCACCTGGTCTTCCAGCAAAAGGAACTTCAGGTGTTGCAAGTTCAATTGTAGCAAAATGTGTAACTTATACCTCTGCAGGTGGTGGTGGCGGTGGAAGTGATGGTGACACTCAAGGAGCAGATGGTGGATCTGGTGGTGGTTCTTCTAATAATAACGCAACTGGTGGAGCAGGTAATACTCCCCCTGTTTCCCCTCCTCAAGGAAATCCAGGTGGTGGATCTGGTGGTGGAAACGTTGGTGGTGGCGGTGGAGGAGCAGGTGGAGCAGGAACAGATGGAACCTCAGCTCCAGGGTCACACGTTTCAGGAACAGGTGGATCAGGAGCAGATGTAAGTCCGACTTTTCCAAGTGCGCCTAATTCAGGAGTTTACGCTGGTGGTGGCGGAGGTGGAGGAAACAATACTCCAGCAGGTCCTGGTGGTCCTGGTGGCGGAGGTGCTGGAAGTGGTCCAGGATCAGGAACAGGAGGAACAACTAACACTGGCGGTGGCGGTGGAGGTGCTGGTCCAGGTGGAACTGGTGGAAGTGGTGGATCAGGAATAGTTTTAATTAAAGAATTAAGTAAAGCAAGTGGTGTGTGGTCAATGCAAACTCAATTTCAAGCAAGAAAAGATGGTACGTGGCCTAAAAAATTATTTAATTTTTCAGGTATTAACTTCTTAGTAGTTGGTGGTGGCGGAGGTGGAGCTACAGATAACGCTGGAGGTGGTGGTGCCGGAGGATACAGAGCTTCTGGTTTTGGACCTTCTCCATTACAAGCATCAGCACTTTGTATGTCTTTAGAATCAAATGTTTTTGATATAACAGTGGGTGCAGGTGGAGCAGGACAACCATCTCCAAACCCTCCTTCTAATATTGGTAATGATGGAACTCCGTCAATATTTAACCCTGGTGGTGAAGAAGGAACTACAATGATTACTGCAACCGGTGGTGGTGGATCTGGAGGTCAATCAAGTGGTGGACGACCAGGAGGATCTGGTGGTGGTGCAGGTTCAAGATGTCAAACAGGTGGATCAGGTAACACACCTCCGTTCACTCCGCCTCAAGGAAATTCAGGTGGAAATTCAACATCAGCCTCTGGAGGTGCTGGAGGTGGTGGAGCTACTGCCTCTGGTAATCCCGCACCAGGAACTTCTGCAGGAGCAGGAGGAGCTGGAGCGCCTAATACAATTAATGCATGTGGAACACCTTTTTCAGTAACAACATTTGCTGGTGGTGGTGGAGGTGGTGGAAACCAACAAAATCTTCCAGGACAACCAGGTGGATCTGGTGGTGGAGGAGCAGGAGGTAGATGTGGAACAGCTACTTCAGGAACAGCTAACACTGGCGGTGGTGGAGGTGGAGCTGGTCAAGCTTATCCTTATAGTGGAAATACAGGTGGATCTGGAGGATCTGGAGCTGTTATAATTAGAACACCATCTGCATTTTCATTAGCAGTAACACCTTGTACAAATGCAACAGCAACTCACCCTGGCGGAGATAAAATAGCTACATTTACAGTTTCTGGAACATTGACAATCACGTAATAAAAAGTATATTCATCTCATAAAGAGATGAGTAATAAATATATTTATTGGTGGTTTAAAAATTTATTTACATTAAACGAAATAAAGAAATTAAACAAAAAAATTAAAGATAATATTGTTAATAAAGAAGACAATGCGTCTAGTGCAACTAAGACAGCAAAAGTTTTAGTTATCAATCCTTCTCCTATAAAAGAATTGGATAAATTTTTTAAGTCTATATACGAGTCTAATAAAGATAATTTTGGTTTTAATTTGTATGATTATTCTTTGGAAAAACAAAATCATGTAAATTATAATAAATACAGTTCAAGAGACAAAGCAGAATATCAATATCATACAGACGGCACATATAGCCATCACGCCTCAGATATTAAATTAACAGCTATTTTAAATTTATCTCTTAATAAATATGAAGGAGGAGATTTTTACATAAACCCTTTTGGACAAGAGGAGGTGGTAGACTGTATAAAAACACCAGGTAATTTATTAATTTTTCCATCTTGGTTTTTACATAAAGTAACACCCGTTACAAAGGGAGAAAGAATTAGCTTGTCAACATGGATAAAAGGACCTAAATTTAAATAAATATGAACCTAACAAATCATTATTGGTATTTTAAATCTGCTGTGCCTGAAAGAATTTGTGATGAAATAGTTAAATATGGTAAATCTATTTCTGATCAAATGGCTGTCACAGGTGGCTACGGACATAAAAAATTAAATCAATCACAAGTAAAAGATTTAAAAAAGAAAAGAAACTCTAACATTGTTTGGATGAATGATCGATGGATATATAAAGAAATACAACCCTATGTTCACGCGGCAAACTCTAATGCGGGTTGGAATTTTGAATGGGATTTTTCTGAATCTTGTCAGTTTACAAAATATGAAAAAGGTCAGTTTTATGATTGGCATTGTGATAGTTGGGATAGACCCTATCAACGAGAAGGAAATGATCCATCTAATGGTAAAATTAGAAAACTATCTGTAACAGTTAGTTTATCAAATTCTAAAGACTATAAAGGTGGTGAATTAGAATTTGATTTTAGAAATCAAGATCCAGATAAAAAACCTAATATAAGAAAATGCACTGAGATATTACCAAAAGGATCTTTAGTTGTGTTTCCATCACATGTGTGGCACAGAGTGTGCCCTGTTAAAAAAGGATCAAGATATAGTTTAGTGATATGGAATTTAGGTTATCCATTTAAATGATAAAAACAATGAATCAGGTTTTACCAAAAGAAATTAATAATGATATTATTAAGTTGTTATTAAAACAAAGAAATTGGGGATTTGCATTTGATAATGGTGGAGTCGATAAATTTATAAAGGATGTTATTATAGAAAATACACCCAATAGAGGTTTTAACATTATAACTTATGACGACGTATTAAATATAAAATTAAATAGTGCTTTAAATATATACGCCGATATAGTCTTTTGTAGAGTTAAAGAGTTTTTAAAAATTAAATTTAAAAGACCATCCAGATATTTTTGGAATTACTATGATTCTTCTTCTATTGCTTTTGAACATACAGATTCTAAAGATAAAAATAAGGTATCCATATTATACAACTTACACGATAATGATGGAGGGACTGAAATAGATGGTAAATTTTATAAAAGCAAAGCAGGACAGGCTATAGTTTTTTCTAGCAATTTATTACATAAAGGTGTAATGTCAAAAAATAAAGACCATAGATTAAATTTAAATATGATAGGAGTGGTATGAGTATGACTTTTCCAATGCAACTACAATTAGAGGAGTATTTTAAATGTCCTATATGGTGGGCTGATCAGCCTAAGTTTGTAAATAAATTAAATAAAGCTTCTGATCCTTATATTAAAATATCTCAAAAAAATTTAAAAAAACAAATAAATGAAAGAAACAAAAAATTTGGTGATAAAGGGGATATGGGTAATGTATTTCATTCTACAACTTTAATAGGCGATCCTAAATTTAACGATTTAGTAAAATATATTGGTGCAACAGCACATAACCTATTAGGCGAAATGGGTTTTGATTTAAAAGACTACCAAGTATTTACAACAGAAATGTGGGTTCAAGAATTTGCTAAAAAAGGTGGTGGACATCATACCTTACATACACATTGGAATGGACATATATCTGGATTTTATTTTTTAAAAGCTAGTGAAAGAACATCGATGCCAGTTTTTGAAGATCCGAGAGCAGGAAATGTTATGAATTTATTACCAGAAAAAGATAAAACAAAAATAAGTCATGCAACATCACAAATACATTTTAAAGTTAAACCTGGTCGTATGATATTTTTTCCATCTTACATGCCACATTTATATAGTGTGGATATGGGATATGAACCGTTTAGATTTATACATTGGAACTGTCAAGCAATACCGAAAGGAGTATTAAATGTCATTCAAAAAAAATAAATATAGTGTTTTAAAAAAAGCAATAAGTAAAGAAATGGCTGATTTTTGTTATGCCTATTTTTTAAATAAAAGAAAGGTTGCAAGATTTTTATTCGATCAAAGATATATATCTCCTTTTACAGAATACTTTGGAGTGTGGACAGATGAACAAGTTCCAAACACATACTCACATTATTCAGATATGGTAATGGAAACTTTATTACAAAAAGTAAAACCTATTATGGAAAAACACACAGGTTTAAAATTATCAGAAACATATTCTTACGCTAGAATATACAAACAAGGTGATATTTTAGCTAGACACAAAGATAGATTTAGTTGTGAGATATCAACAACACTTAATCTTGGTGGTGATGATTGGCCTATATATTTAGACCCAACAGGTAAAAAAGGTCAGGCTGGTATTAAAGTTAAATTAGAACCGGGTGATATGTTAATATATTCTGGTTGTGATTTAGAGCATTGGAGAGAAGAATTCAAAGGTGACCATTGTGGTCAAGTATTTCTACACTACAACAAAAAGGGCTCTAAGATGGCTAAAGAAAATGAGTTTGATACAAGACCATTTATAGGGCTACCTGCATGGTTTAAAGGCTTTAAATTACCAAAATAATATAGTAGAATAATAATCTGGCGGGAGATATGCCACCACACCATCTCCTGCCTGATTATTATAGGATTATTATGCTACAAAAAATAGGTTTTGCACCTGGAATCAATAAACAAATTACAGCTACTGGA